GCAAAATCCTAAGAATTACTCTTTGTAACTTTAATAAATTTTGTTGCCATTGTTGTAATAGAAATACTCTAAGTATATAAAGTATAATTAAAATTAACTCTAGAATAATTAGAATAACCATCTATATCACTAGCAGTATCAATAAGACATTTCGCTTTATAAACTGCCAAAAATCTAAAGTGAACTATAAAGATGCTATTGCTAATACTGATATTACTCTAAGTTATACTGAATATACTATTGCATATATTATTGCTTATATTATAAGTAAACTTAAAGTAAACTCAAATCAAATCTTCTATTATTACTAAAATAATATCTGCTGCAAAGAATACATATATTAATCATGGAACTTATAATAACTCTGTAGAGCTTTGTAATCCCCAGTAGAGAGATAGCTGTGGTCACGAGAGGAATTTTGTTGATGCTAGTGTTAATTCTAATGATAAAGATATTATGCAATCCTCTGCGAATATTATAAATACTACTAATGATACTTCAAAATATCTTACTAATACTTCTAATTATATAATTAAAACTATTGCTGCCACAGATGCTCCGCGCGCTACCAGTCCTTCTTCCCTACCGGGGTCTGCAAAGCTCCACATAGTTCCTCACATGGGAATCTACAAAGCTCCGCATATTAATATTATTATTGCAGATGTTAATAATTATGTTATTAATATTACTAAAGATATTATTGATATTTCGATGAATCTTGCAGACGGTCGAGCCGGAGCTATTATATATACTCTAAGTTTACTTAATGTTATTCTTATTATTACTATATATACTTAGAGAAACTCTAAGTGTAATGTACTTACTAAAGAAAGAGATAATAAAGATACAAATATATATAATGTTACTTTAAGTAACTCTGATGTTACTAGAAAAGGAGAGAAGAAGGAGAGAAAGAGAGGAAGAGAGAAGGGAGAAAGAAAGGGGGACTATAGGGGGTATATTAGAGGGAAGTAAGTAGGAGTGTAAGAGAGGTTATTATGAGGTTTATTTGAATATATTTAAATACATATTACGCTCCGAGAAATTGAGTAAGTAAAGATGTTTCTTTTATTATTCTTATTTATTTCTTTATTAATCCTTGTATATATCGCAAAGCTCCGCATAGCGCACGTACGTGTACGCACGTATAAACAAAGAGGTGTTGAAGATGCTCTTGCTGATTGTGTGCATTGTTTTTGCAGAATCTCGTGACGAGTGCATAGGATGGCGGCAAGGTGAAGACGGTATTTCAAATGGTATTTCTAATGAATACTATTGCTAAAACAGAAAAATATTAGTTTCAGAAAAATATATTCAAACAACCGCTTGTATTATCAAATTATTTCATACATTTGCTCATCCGAGTTTTGTTCATATTCAAGCGGGGTTACTAAGTAAAGCTGTAACTGAAGACATCGCTGCTATTACGGGTAATCCCGCTTTTACGAAAGCATTTATTGGTGAATGGTTTGAATAAATTTTTGCCATGTATGAACCTCGTTATGAAGAAGCCCTCTCTGTTAAGATCATTCTTGTAACACTTCGTGCAATCAAAACCACTTCTGATTAACGAGGTTCTTTTAAATTTAAAGTTATGATTACAGTTACACCTAGTAATTCCCAAGTTGTTTATACTACTACGATATATGTGAACGGATATGCTTATGAATATGTTCAAGTTATAAATCTTAAACCGAATTATCTAATAAAGTAAATATTTAAACTATGGATTCAATTCAACTTAAAATTGCTCGTATTATTGCAGGTACGCATAAACTAAATGAACTTTGTGATGTTACACATTCTCTTTGTAATATTCAAGTATCTAGTGGTAGAGCTATTGTTGCAATGAAATATAAAATGTCACCTCTTGAAGTTACCGATGTTGTGAAAGTAGATAGAGAGGTTCCTAAAGCTATTTATCTTATTGCTCTTCCTTTTGATTCAAGCATTGACGCTTTAGGTCGTGAAGTTATTCTTGATATGTCTTATGGAGCTAAAGGTGTTGCTTTAAGTTCTAAGATTACTAATCTTGAAAATAAACTTGTTGATGTTCTTGGTGGTGAAGGAAATATTAAAGTTGTTGATGGACGCCCAGTTCTTGATAGTCGTTCTAAAATGATTATTGGTGAAGATGGTAAGGTTGAGTTTTGGGAATGTAATCTTATCAATTTAAATCAAATTGGTGGTGTGATTTATTAAGTTTATTCTATTATGGCTAAAGGTGCGCGTTTATATCCTCTACAAGTTACAAAATTATATGAAAAGATTGTTGGTATTGTAGATAGTAAAAGAAAAACTCCTACAAGATTCTATTATAAAGTTAAAGGTGGTAAGAATTATATTGAACGTTATACTGATGAACAAATTTGGTGTAGAGATTTTCTTACGTTTGTTCGTAATCGTGAAGACTTTGAACGTTTTCTTAATGATATTGCTGATAGTCAATGGATGTCAGTTCTTACTGCAATGCAACGTGTAGATAGAGATATAGACGTTCCTTCTTTTGGTCGTCATTGGATTCATCCTGAAACTTATCAAATTTATGCCGAGTGTGGTTTTGATTTTAATAAGATGACTTCACTTGGTCATGAATATATGAAAGAACGTCATAGAAAATTCTATGAACGTCTTCGTGCTAAACGATTTCTTAAACTTACTGATAAAGCAGCTTATGACGCAGATTATACCCAGAGACTTGCCGATATTCTTCGACGAGGAAAAGCATAAATATACAGATGCTCTTGATAGAGAGTATATATCTACGACTACAATTATTGGTAAGTTTGTAGAACAAAAGGATTGGAAAGCTATTGCTGAAGCTTGTGCTAATATTGGTAGTAGACCTGTTCCTCCTACGCATCGTAATTACGCTAAATATATTCGATATAGAGGTAAGACTGTTAAACAGATTCTTGCTGAATGGAAAATTGAAACTGAAAAGGCTTGTGCTAAGGGAACTGAAAAACATAATTTCCTAGAACAATGCGTAAAAAGATGTAATAATTACTATTTGAACGCAAATGGTTTTATTAATGGTCGTATTTATACGATTGATGATATTATAAGAACTCATAGTTATGGTAGACTTGATCTTGATTATTTTAGAGTTGTAGGTATTGCTGATAGGTATCCTCAAATATACTCTTTTATAAGTGAGATGGTGTCTATGGGATTTGAGATTTATGCTGAGATTGGTGTTTATCATCCAGAATATTTAATTTCAGGTCTTGTTGATATTTTGTTTGTTAAAGGTGATGAGTTCTTTATTCTTGATTGGAAAACTAATAAAGCACCTATTCGATTTGAAGGTGGTTATTGGGCAAAAAAAGCAGATGGTACTATTGACTTAGATAAGTATATTATCACTAATGAAACTATGTTGTTTCCTATTAATCACCTTCAAGATTCAACTGGTAATCATTATTCTCTTCAATTAAGTATGTATGATTATTTGATTGAACAATGGGGATTTAAATGTCTTGGTAATATGCTTTGTCATATCAGAACTGTTGAGAATCCTATGATTCCCGATGATATGCCTCATGAAGAAGTTATTACTTTTGTTGATATTAAATATCTTAAAGCAGAAGTTAAAGCCATTTGTGATTATAGACTTGCTCAATTAAGTAAAGAACGTAAAGCTAATACAAATTTGTTTAATTATAATATCAAGTGACAATGAGTGAACTTACAAATGCTTTGATTACTTATGATGACATTATCGCTAAAACGAATATTGATGTTCTTCGTAAGATTGCTAAGACTTATGGTTATACTATTTTTGATAAAGGTAACTATAATCTTAATATTTGGGGTATTAGATGTGATATTACTGATACCAAACACTTTAATGATCTTCTTCTAGTTTTTTATAAAGCTAATGAAGCTCATCCTAATCTTAATGGTAAATGGATTTATGATTGGTATTCCATTACTACTGATCCTTCAGATATGAATCTGATTAAACCTATTAATTCTAAAGGTTGTGCTATTCTCGATGAAGGTCAATTTCAAGGTGCATTTAAATTAGGTAAACATAAAGGTGATTATGATGCTTTAGTTCAAGTTAAACCTTTACCTATTTTTCGTATTACTAGAAGAGATGGTGATATTGAGATTTCCGGTGAACCTACTCTTGAAATGTGTGGTATTAATATACATCGTGCTTCTAAATGGAAAATAGTTAATACTATTGGTCTTTATTCAGCAGGTTGTCAAGTATTTGAATCAGTTCGTGATTATGAGGATAAGTTTATTCCTCTTGTTAAGAAAGCCGCTACTATATATGGAAATTCATTTACGTACACTTTGGTTAATATATCTGATTTCGATTGATTATGAAAGTCAATTTTCGAGGAGTGTTAATAGCACTCCTTTTTTTATTGCTAATAGTTACTAATGTAATCCAATGTAATGAAGAAGAAAGAATATATACAAATAATATTCCTTATCATACTCTGGATTCTTTTAATAGGGTCATATCTGCTTTGGAGGAATATGCTATAAAGCAAGAACGTATTATAGATAGCCTTAAAGCTAATACTAATAAAACTATTATAAAGTATGAAAAAGATATTGAAAACTTCTCTGATATTTATATTATTTCTGATGATAGCATCTCTAAATATATACGGCAGAGAATTGAAAGTTTGTAAAGATACTGTTATTACATATACTCTTGAAGATAACCGTAAGATTGCAATTCTTCTTAAGCAAGGTGAATATGATGCTGCTTTATGTAAATCTTTAAAGAATATTGTTGTTGGACAAGATACTCTTATTAATAATTTAAAGCATACTCTTTATACTCTTACAAACCAAGCGAACGTTTATAAGCAGTCTATTGCTGATCTTGAAAAGAGTAATAAAGATATGATTAAAGATCTTAAGAAGTATATGCGTCGTTCTGCTAATTGGTCTAAGATTGGTAGTTGTTCTATTGGTTTAAATGTTATATTCATTGTATTATTAATTTTGGTATGAAAACTGTTTTTAGTAATCCTTTTGATTCTACTGAATTAAATGAAAGAGTAGATGGTGTGGTTTTAAAGATTGGACCTTTTGACTATACTTTCGCTAGAGCTAATGTTGATCGTATTGAAATTGATTTTGATGAACGTAATATTAGAATTAATGATTCATTAGATTCAACTGCTATGCTTAGAGAAGCTATTAGAGCATTCTTTATTATTGTAGCTAATGAACTTAATCTTAATAAAGAATTTCCTAATAGAAAACAAGCTCATTTAGATGATATTGCTTATGCTCATTTAAGTTGGCTTTTTATGAATTGGTTTGATGATAGTACTTTTGAATGGGAATATAATACTCCTTATCCTGATAGAATTAATGTAGGTAATGTAAGATATATTGTTCATAATATGAAAGAAGTATCTTATCAATCTACTCAAGGTATTCAATATGGTCTTTCAGATCATGTTCTTGGTAGAATATATGTTATAGAATCTGATAGAGGTGTTATTGTTCCTGATTCTATTAAAAATCAAACTTTTTGGCATGAGTATGTTCATTGTTTATTTGTTCAAGCTAATGAAGATTATGCTAATGATATTGAATATGTAGTGGATGCTTATGCTACTCAAATTGCTTTGTTTATGAAACAATTTGAAACTTTTGTTGATAGATAAAATAAAACTAAAGATATGAATAAAGATTTTGTTACAGTTCCTAATGCATCAGGGAATAATAATGGTTCTTTTGATGTTACTTGTGAACAAAATAGTGGTTCAGAAAGATCTACTATTTTAACGGTATCCGGGGGGGTGCATCAAAAACTGTAGCTGTTAAACAAGCTGGTGGTTCGTATAAAAATAAAACTTTTGTTATTGCGTTGGGTAACAATCTTATTGAGTGTACTTGCATTAGTGATGCTACGGCTAGTGGAACTAGAACTATATTATTACAAGCTAATAATATTGCTTTAGCAAATGATGTAACTAAAGAAGGTTTATTAGATACAAGTAAGTTTTTTGTTGGAGTACAATCTGTAGATAAAGATACTTCTATTGCTAGTAAGTTTGCTTCTATGCAAAAGATTAGAATAGATCTCTATAATTCTTTATTAACTAAAACTAATGTTATTACTGGATTTAGTTGTTTATATTTTGCTGATGATAGAGGCCCTCTAGTTTATAATTTAGCAAATGTTATGGCTTATCCAAGTAAATCTATTAGTATTACAGGTGCAGATTTCAATTTAAATATTGTATTTACAGATACTACTATGGAATATTGGTGTTTGTCTGGTGCTTTGTTTATGAATAAACAGAAAGGTACTTCGGGAGATTTAGCTTTGATTACGTATTCTTATACTCTTGAAGAACATAAATTAGTATTTTGGAGGGGAGTTAATACCGTTAATTCTGGTGATGGTGTTCAGATTGTTGGTTTTGATATAGTACCTATTGCAGAAACTATTCAACATCCTCATAATTGTAAAGAGTACGTTTTCAATGATGGCGTTGATTATCTAAGTTTACATCAATTTGCTTTGCAAGTTCTTCAATATCCGGATTCTTATATACCTATGAGTTTAAATACTACTACGAATAATAAACAGTTTGAATTTGAGTTACATTTATACAAATAAAATTCTTTTTCATATCTGATTAATATTCTTGATATATGAAAAAATCATTTGTAACTGTTATTCCCGATTAAGATTCCGATAATAAAGTATTAAGTGTTAACTGTGATGCTTATAGTGATACTTATGATTAAGAGAAAGATATTATTGTATTAAGGGAAGGAATTGAAACTATTAATTTAGTTACTAATAATATATGGTAAAGTAATAGTTATTATAAAGATTTTATTTTGTTATTATTGTATTTTGTATTTAAGAAGTAATTCTTATATTTGCCCGTATCATTAAGTTGGTACGGGCTTTTTTGTTGTTCGTAATAAAACAGATAAAACTATTGGTTATGGCATTACACGTATGGTTAGTTGAAGGTTCTAAACTTATTCTTAATGTTGAACAGATTCTTAAAGTTCCTATTCTTGCTACTATTTATAATGATTGGCACAATGATAGAGAGCTTATGTATAAGATATTTAAGTTTATTGATTGTTATGCTGATGAAGACGGATATATTCATCGTAATGGTTTAAAAGATCAAAAGGCTTTTGATTATGCTATTGAAGTTGCTCAACTTAATTCAGACTTTAGACCAACTAAAGATATGATTGAAGCTATCAATTGGCTTGTTGAGCATAATATCAATTATGTCGGACAAATGTTCTTTGAAACTGTTAATGCTCTTCAAGCTGGTAAAGATTTAATGGCAGTTATGAATCAAAATCTTCGTAATGATCTAAAGAAAGATTCTTTTACTAAAGATGAGATTGGAGGTATGCTTAATTATATGCGTGAGATTACTAAGATGGGTAAAGATCTTCCTAAACTTATTGCAGAACTTAAAGAAGCTGAAGATAATTACATTAAGTCTAAACTTAGAAAAACTATTGTACGTGGAGGTAAAGAGCTTGCTGCTTCTATGGATGTTAATAATCAAATAGATAATGGTATTGGCAGTGGTATAGATATAATTGATTAAGCCATGAATAGTAAATATGAATTTTCTCAAGATGCTATTGATAACTTCATGTTTATTCATGCTTATTGGAAAAATAGTTGTGATGGTATCAATGCTGCTCCTGAGAATAAATGGGGATATAAACGTGGAGATATTCCTTTTATAGATTATCTTTGTGAAGATAAAAGTAAATATCCTAAAGCATCAGAGGGAATTAGTTATATTACTAATAAGCCTTTATATGATCCAGATGATGATTTTCTTCTTGGTAATTCTGGAGGTATTCTTATGAATATTAACTTCATTGTTATTAATATCGAAAGACTTTCTCGTTCTGCTGATACTTTTGATGAATATGGTACTTATTGTGATTATGATCCTAGTACTCCTGCTTATGAATCATTTTGGCAAAGAGAAACATCTAGACGTAAGAAAGGTGTTATTATAAAAGCTAAACTTTATTATAAAGATATTCCTAAGTTTTTCGATAAAGCTACTACTGATGAAGAGCGAGATCTTTTGCTTAAGCCTATGCGCATTACAGGGGCTCATTATACTTATCTTAATTATGGTAGAATTGAACGTACACCTAACGCTAGAGAAAGAGAAAAGCTTAAAAGAGAAGGTGCTGAACACGTTGAAACTGTTATGGGTTTTCCTCGTTATTGGGATGGTGATTATTGGAATTTCAAAATAGATGAGTTTATTGCTAATAATAAATTTCATCTTACTAAAGCTAAAGCTCGTCGTAAAGGTTTCTCTTATAAACGTGGTAGTCAAGCTGCAAATACTATAAACTTATTTCCTAATGTTACTGTTACACTTGCTGCTGACCAATTAGCTTATCTTACTGATAAAGGTGCTACTACATTTATGGCTAAGAAATGTCTTGATCATTTTGAAGAGCATACGTTTTGGAAAAGAGGTTACATTTCAGAAGCTATTGATGATATTCTTATGGGTTATCGTGTATCCACGAAAGGTCTTAAGAATTTTGGTTGGCTTTCTAATCTTTATAGTGTTGCTATAGGTAAGAATGAATCTGCCGCTGTAGGTAAGAAAGCTATTGAGATTGACTTCGAGGAAGCAGGTAAATGTCCTAATTTACAAAAAGCTCTTGATGTTACTTTATCTAATACTGAATCTGGTGCTATATCTGTAGGTACTATACGTGTCTATGGTACCGGTGGTACTAAAGGTGCTAACTGGGCTGCATTTAGTAAAGCATTTTATAATCCTAAAATGAATAAGATGCTTTGCATGGAAAATGTATGGGATATTAATAAACGCCATGAAGTATGTGGTTTCTTCTTTCCACAAGTATGGGATTGTGAACCTTATGTTGAACGTGGTAATTCGATTATATTCACTGCTTATGCTTGGGATAAACAAGATAAAGAGAATCACTTTCATAATAATGATAGTGAAACTCATATAATCTATAAAGCTCAACGTGCTAATACTCCTGCCGAAGCATTCATTAATACAACGGAGAATATGTTCGCATCTCCGGAATTAAATCTTCATGTTTCGGATTTAATCAATGATAATGCTACTAGATTCTTTCAAGACGGTTGGATTGTTGTCAATGATTTAGGAGGTGCAAATAAAGCTGAATTTATACCTAGAGCTGAATGTATTAAACGAGATATATTTGGTAAAGGTAAATTCCATGAATTTGTGAATCAAGTTCCACATGGTTCTCGTGATGATACTCATGGTTGCGTTAGAATGTACTATCGCCCTTTCTTGGTAAATGGAGAAGTACCTAAAGATTTATATTTTACAGTAGTGGACGCATATAAGGTAGATAAGGCACAAAAAGACGTTACAGATAAACATTCTCTTTATTCTGCGCAAGTATGGATGAGAAGTAATACAATTACTCCATATCCGAATCAAAAGCTCTTAGTATGCGAATATATAGGTCGTATGGATACAATGGAGCAAAATGATATAGTTGCAATGGGTATGTGTCTTTTATATAATGCTGAATGTTGTCCCGAAGCTGGTACAGGTGAAACGGTATCTAACTTCATTAAATATAAACTAAGACGTTATTTAATGCTTGATCCAACTAACATGAATAGTCGTAAGTTAGTTAATCCTAACAATAACGATTATGGTATTGTAATTGGTGATGGTGATAAAAAGTATAATGGTCTTCGTATGCTAAAGGAGTTTATTTATGAACCTTTAGGTTATACAGATGAGGGGAATCCTATTCGTAGACTAAAGTTTATTGGTAGTGTTCGTCTGTTACTTGAATGTCAGAGATTTACTGCTGAAGGTAACTTTGACCATATTAGTGCTGCTATTGTTGCTATGTATGTCTTTCTTGCAGACTCTTTAAATACCAAGCGTCTTGTTGAAGGTAATAAAGAAGATAATAGCAGACGTATTGCAAATCGTTTAAATCGTCGTTAAATGAATGCTTCTAAGATTCCTAATTCTTTAGAAAAACCTGATGTGTTTGTTTCAGAAGCTACTAAGCGTACTCCGAAATGGACTAAAGCTATGTGCGATTGGGTTATTGCTACTGCTCATTCAAATAATGATAAAGCAGAAATTAAAGCATTTCTTGATGCCGCTAACGGTATTGTAGATGAATCTACTTATAAGTATGTCATGGCGACTTATAATTCTGTTAATGGTAGAAAAGAAGATTTGCCAGGTAAGATTAGAGATGTTGATTTTATTACTCCTATTAAAGAGAAATATATAGGGGAATTCATTAACACCTATAATAATTATCAAGTTTATAATGCTGATATTGATATTGTAACTAAGCGTAATAAAGATCTTAGAGTTGCACTTGATTCTCTTCTTCGTCAGCAATTTATAAACATCATGAATGCTAATGGAGTTCAAACAGGTGAACCTTCTAAAGAACTTCCATCAGCTGAGGATTTTATGAAAGAAGCTGCTAAGGATTGGATTGATGAGGAAGCTCTTAAATGTCAGAGAACTCTTGATCTACTTAATTCTCTCATAAAAGCTAACGAGAAATATATTCAAGCATTCTATTATTGGTTCTGTACTGAAAGTGTATATTCATATCGTGATGTAAGATATAATGATGTTATCTTTGAAATTATTTCTCCTCTTGAGTATTATCGTATTGATAGTGGTAATCTTTTTGTTGAAGATGATGATTATGGTATGAGAGAATTTGAAGTAAACATCAATGATATTATTGGTGAATATCAAGAGATTCTTTCTAAAAAAGATATTGCTTATATTAAGGATATAATTCATAATCATGAGAGTACTGGCGAATATGCTGTTACTCCTTTGATGCTTCGTTCTAGAGAGATTGCTTTTAATCCTACTATTGATACACAGAGTTCCGCTCCCTACCACTCCTTGTCCTCTACCGGGGTTCTCAAAGCTCATCATTGTGTATTTAAGATTCCTATGAAACGTGGTATTCTTAGTTATACTAATGCTTATGGTGAAATTGAACAAAAGGTGGTAGATGAAGATTATGTTTTAGATCCTACTATAGGTGATATTGATATTGAATATACATATGTTCTTCAATGTTGGGAAGCGTATCGTTTTGGTGATAAAGATTGGGGAGTATATACCAAAGCTCAACCATGTGTAGTTCAACGTGAAGAAGTTAATAATCTTAATCATTGTAAGTTACCTTATAATGGTTTAAGTCGTCTTATGCTTCTTAATAATCCTAAACCTATTCCTTATCGTTTATTACCTTATCTTGCTCTTTATCGTCTTTATACATTAGTAGAAGAACGTACTATTATGAAGTTCCGTTCATGGCTATTGATTCCTGAAAGTTTCTTAGCTGATACTAATGATATGACTATGGAAGAGCGTCTTGATGCAGCTAATCGAGATGGTACTCTAGTTTTTGATGACAGCGAAATAGCTAAGCAACAACCTTCACTTCAAGCTATTAAAGAGATTGCTAATACTACTATGATTAATTACTTAACTGTTCTTAATCAAATTAAGCAATCTATTAAGCAAGAAGCGTATGAATTAGCTAATATGAATGATCAACGTGCAGGAGATATTCAAGCTAGAGCAGGTAAAGCTGTTACTGAGATGGGACTTAATCAAGCTCTGATGGGATCTGTATGGTCACTAAAGATATTTGATTCATTTCGTTCTCGTGATATGGAAGCTAATCTTGATGCTGCCAAGATTGCATGGATTGATGACTTTGAAGGTTCTTATATTGATCCTAATACCAATGAAGTTGTTCAAGTTAGAGTTAATGGAACTGATTTTGTTAATTCTAATTTTGGTATCTTTGTTGGTAATTCTGCTGAACTCAATGAACAAGTTCGTAAACTTGAAGAAATTGCTTTTAGTGCTGCACAGAATGGTAATTTTGATGTAGCTGCTGAAGCTGTTTGCAATCATAACGTTGCTTCTTTACGCAAATATATTAAAGAAGCTGCTGATGCTCAACGTAAGTTTGAACTTGAACGTGAAGAGATTCAAAAGAAGTGGGATGCAGAGATTGAACAAATGCGTTCTGCTAATTCTGAAGCTCAACGCAAATTTGATGCTGAACAAGCTCAATTAGATCGTGACTCTAAAGAAGCTATTGCAGCTGATAGTAATCTTACTCAGATTATTGTTAATGACGCAAAACTTCAAGTAGATAAAGATGGTAATGGTTATATTAGTGAAGATGAGAGTAATGCTAATTCTCTTGATGCTTATCTTAAAATGACTAAGTTAAACTTAGATATTGATAGAGCTAATCTAGAGCGTGCCAAGTTTGAAGAGCAAAAGCGCATGAATCGAATCAATGCGAATAAGCCACGAAAGCCTTAACGTGAGCCACGATTTTTAGAGAAATGAATTGCAATATCAGCTAAAAATTGATGTTCTATAATGACTGCATTTGAGCCTAAAATCAATGGAAATTAATTGAGATAATTGGAGGTTCTGTAACGTCCGGTGATGACGCTTTTGAAGATTATATTTCTATTGATGTTTTGAATACATTTATTATTACTACATTTGTCATTGTTATAACTTAATTTATAAAAGAGAAAACACTATGTCAAATCCTATTGTTCCCGGTGGTGTTACTGATAGTATTACTGCCAAAACTGCTGAAGAAATAGCTGCCGAAGAAACTGCTAAAGCTGCTAAAGAAGCAGAGGATAAAGCTAAAGCTGAAGAAGAAGCTCGCAAAGCTGCGGAAGAAGAAGCTAAACGTAAAGCTGAAGAAGAAGCTGCTGCTAAAGCTAATGAAGATGCAAATAAAGAAACTGGGGATACTAATAAGATTATTCTTACAACTGATGATGGTGATGTTGAATATGAATTAGATGCAGAAGGTAATGCGGTTAAAGATGGACAAATTGTTTATACTAAAGCTCAATTAGATGAGTTTGCTGCTGCTGAACAACAAGAAGAAACTATTGATGTTTCTGCTATTTCTGCTATTTCTGGTTTAACTCCTGTAAACACTGATGGTACTCCTAAGCAATATGAAATGACTGTTGAAGGTCTTGCTCAACGTGATGCTGATATTGCTGAAATTGCTAGACATCAAGCTGAATCAGAAGCTATTACTAATTTCTTCCGTGCTAATCCTGATATTCATCAAGCTGCTTTATATAAGCAAACTTATGGTTCACTCGAAGGTTTTGCTAATCATGTTGATTGGACTACGATGAGTATTGAGGATAAATCTGAAGCTCAACTTGAAGCTATTATTCGTTCTGCTGAAAAACGTAAAGGTACATCAGATGCTCAAATTGATCGTATCATTCGTTTTTCTAAAGCTGATAAAGTTTTAAATGAAACTGCTAAAGAAAGTCTTGATTATCTTGCTGCTAATCAGAAACGTGAAATTGAAGAAGCTACTGCTCGTCAAGAAGCGCAATGGAAAGCTGAACAAGATGAACTAGATAAAGCTTATGGTATTACCTATGATGATCATGGTAAAGCTAAGGTACTTAATGTTCCTGATTCGCTTTATGATAAGATTGTTAATAAAGGTACTATTGGAGGTCTTGCTATTCCGACAGCTGGTGTTAAGAGAACTGTAAATGGTAAAGAACAAATTCTTACTCGTAAAGATCTTGTAAAATACCTTACTGCTCCTGTTGTTGAAATTGGAGATTCTCTTTATACGCAAGCTCAAAAAGATGTTTTTGATATGCTTGCTGATAATGAAACGTTCGCTATGGTAGCACTGCGGAATTTACTTGGTGCTGATATTAGTCAACTTGCTGCTGCATCTATACGACAAGAGAATGTTCGTCGTTTGAACATTACTTCTGGTGGTAAACCTAAAGTTAAGGTATCTACCCAAGGTGGAGCGGCTAAAGTTAATCCTAATAGACGTCCTGTTGTTCCCGGTGGTATTGTTGATTCTAATAAATAATTATCGTAACTATGCTTAGAGAAATTGGAAAAAAACAGTATTCCAAAGAGGTTTATAGTGATGCCGATATGCTATTGAACTTTAATGTTCTTGGTGCTGTCGATTTGAATAAATCTCTTACTTATCTTTGGGGTAGGAACAGTAATCAATTCCCTCTTCTTTCTCTTACAGAAGGTCAAGGGAATATCTCTCGTAAGAAACCTATTAATGCTGGTGATACTCAGTATAAATGGAAGATTATGGGGAAATCTACTGTTACTTCCCCGATTGTGCGTTTAATTACGCCTACTCAAACACCCGGTAAAGGGTTTATGTCTTTTAAAGCTGAGTTCCAAGATAACTGGATTCCTTATCAATACTCTGCTATTACTCCTGATGGAAAACATCTTGTACGTATGCAGACGGATGGTGAGCAAACTGCAAGTGGTGGTTATATCTATGAGATGATCATACTTGGTGGTAATCCAGATGAGTTTATTGATCTTAGCAATTTTGAAAGAGGTAAATATTGGGGTATGGGCGCTCCTACGATTGCTGGTGAATTATCAACTGGTTCTCGTAGTACTGCTGAATCTTGGAGTGAAATGACTAACCAATTTGGTTTCCATCGTTTCTCTAAGATTATTACTGGTAATATCGCTAATATCGTTACTGAGTTTGAACTTGATTATGATGATGGTTCTAAAGGTACTCTTTGGATGCCTTATGAAATGCGTCAATTCGAGTTTATGCGCAGACGTTTGTTAGAGGAAGACTTGTGGTTCTCTTCTTATAATCGTGATATTAATGGTGTTATTCATAACCAAGAAAAGCATTCAAATAAACCTATTCCTCGTGGTGCTGGAGTTCGTGATATTCTTATTGCATTCGGAAATTACTTCGAGTACTCATTCATGACTATTGAGCTTATTGATATGATTCTTTCTCGTATCTTTGAGGTTCGTAATGATATTGATTTGAGTAATAAGAATATTGTTCTTTATACCGGTAAAGGTGGTTCTAAGATGTTCCAACAATGTATCAAGAATGAAGCTATTGGTAATGGTTACTTTGATAAACTTGGTGCAGAGGAGATTCAAAGTCGTGGTGGTATTTTGAGTTATGGTGCTTACTTTAATCAATATAAGCATTACTCTGGAGCTACCGTTTCAGTTAAAGTTGTTGACTTGTTCGATAGCGGTTCTCGTGCTGAAATGGATCGTAAGAACGGTCGTATGTATGGAGGTTTCCCTGTTACTTCATATACTATGGTATTCTTGGATCATTCTGTTGATAATACTTCAGGTGAACCTAATATCCAACTTGTTTGTGAAGAAGGTCGTGAATACTTATACGGTGTTTACCAAGGTATTACTCCTCTTCCGAAAGAATGGGGTGCTTACAATAAGATGTTAAGTACACGTGAGGATATTGCTACCTATGAAGTTATGTCTTCTCAAGGTATTAATATGCTTAATGGTACTACTTCTTTCTGGGCTGAAATGATTTTTGAATAAGCGTACATTACGATTATTGTAAAGTATAAACTGATTAAAGTATAAACTATATGATATACTCACGCAAAATAACCTTAGCTTTAAAGCTGAATCCTACTATGTTTCAAGTAGTGAATCAGAAAAGTATTGGTGCTTTTAATACAATCTTCGGTCCTAGTATCAAAGCTGTTCTTACTTTATCTAGTAAAACTGCTGAGATGGCTTCTATTCTTCCTACTATCATTGGAGCTTCTTCTGATAGTCGTAATGTTAATTTTCAAGATCTCGTTCTTAAGCATTTAAAGAACTCTACTGTAGAAGTTCCTGCTCAGGGTTATGAATTGGAAACTGGTTGGGAGTTTTCACTTAATGATCCTATTAAGCGTGATGCTATCTTTGAATGGGCTAAGAAAAATAGCATTAATACAGATATTGCTCCAAATAAATTAGAGAAAGCTATTTTTGATGCTATGCTGTTTGGTGATGGTATTGCGGTTCATGAAGAGAATTTATATATGTATATGACTCCGATTAAACCTCAAGACTATATCATTTGGCGTTTAGCTCTTCTAACTTCTACTGTTGCTAATAAACCGGAAGATGTTGAGAAATCAACTAATATTCGTTTTTATTTGCATAGTATTGAAGACGTTAAACGTATGAAAGATGCTAAAACCAAAACTGTTGTTAATACTGCTACTAAGTTGGCTCAGTTGTTCACAGGTGATGAGGCTTCTTACAAGCGTATTCGCAATATGCTTATTTGCAATGCTCCTTCTGATACTCTTTCGATTATCAAGATGGAACATGGAGATTTGCAGACGGCTGTAGCTGAACTTTCACAAACAAACGCAGATGCATTTATTTCTCTGTTTGATAATAAGAATGTAGAAGCAATGGCACAGGTCTATAAGCTATTAGCTGCACAAGTTATTACTAAAGACGGTGATAATTACTTTGACACTGTGCGTCCGGAAGTCGTTCTTGGTTCTTCAGTTGAAGGTGTTATGGCTTATTTAGCTGCACCTGAGAATGTTGAATATAAAGCTCAACTTTTCACTGCTTATAAGGCTTCGGTTCTAAATTAATAAAAAGCTGTCAGTATGTATAGTAGTTGTAAAGAAGCACATATCGCTGTAAATGAAAAGATTCAGCAGATTAATGCTAATAGACAAGAATCCATTCGTCCGCAGTATATTGATATTGCTCTTAATGAAGCTATTGACGTACTGCTTACGCAAAAGATTAAAGCCTTTGAAGAAAGCGGACGCTATTACGATGATTTACAGGTTTTAAAAGATACATATAGAAGTCATCTTTACCTTCTTCCAAATGAGGGTAACAGAGGATTTGCTTATTTACCTACTAATTATCTACATGGCGTTTCTTATACAGCAAGTGTTATATTCGATAAATTTAAACGTTATAGAGATATTGAATCTGTTACTACTAGGATATATGTAGTAAATATTAGTGAGTTATTTAAAACTATTCCCGGCTATATAGAAGATTTCAATATTCAAATTGGAGCTGATAATGTTACTTTTCATTATCCTGCTAAAATCTATCGTAAAGATGGTCTATTTGAGTATATCAAATATATGCTTTTTGTATTACTTAGAAAAGGTTATAATGTGACCTACGAACATTACAGAGGCTCATATTACCCTGAATCGCTTATATTTTACTTTGATACGCCAACACTAATAGTAGTTGGTGATAAATATGATATTAAGTTAGACCAATTCAACAACGAGCGTTATACAGGGCGATATGAAGTTATAACTGCTAATGGAACGATAACTAAGGTACGAGAGAGCCGATTTGCAGGCATGGATTTAGTTTCGGATGTGCAACGTATGGATATGTTACAAACGTATCATAATCGAGCAAATAGACATCTACATCCAATATGTGTAATCGAGAACGATCGATTGCTCATAGATATGGGTGATAAATTCATTATTACTGATGTTGCTATTACATATCTTCGTCAACCTACTAGGTTTAATATTGTAACAGATGAAGTTTCTGAACTTCCGTTTAAAACTGAGATTATTGATCTTGCAACTCAAAAACTTCTTGGTATCCTTAAAGATCCCGGTTATCAAGTTGCTATAAATGAAAGTAATTCTTTAAAATAATACGTTACTATGAGAATTGTTAGTTACGGAAAAACATTTGTCGATAATATTACTGTTGATACTAAGTTATCTAATGGTCAAATCGGCATTTGTACTGCTTATGGTACTCAACTCCAAACTACTGGAACTAGACCTGAGCCTTTTGTAATTATGTCTGCAATTCCTACTAAGAGTGGCGGGTATGTGAATCAAAGAGGTGTTGATATTAACCCTTTTAATTTCACTTATAATGTTCGTAAATATACTGAAGCTGATCAAAAGGAAACTGTTGTTCTTAAAGGTATTACGAATCCCGCTCTTAAACCTGCGGATGGAATTGTATATAATGCAGATGCTGAGTTCTGTGGTGCCATTGAAATTGTTTCTTCTGAACCGTATCGTCACGGTTTAACTGTTAATCCTAATCCCCAAATTGTACAGATACCTGTTCGTATTCATGCAACTGATACTCTTGATCGTCTTGTTGAAAAGATTAAGAAAGCTATGAGTCTTACAGCTTATAACAAAGAGTTGTTTGATATTACAGTTGCTAAAGATACCCAAGGTGTTAATATTACAGTTGTTGCTAAACAACCTACGAAACTTACTGTTAATGTATTTGGTTTGTTAGCTGATCAAAAGGCTAATGGAACTATTACTATTGAACATACTAAGTTATCTGGTTTCTTAGCTGATGTTGCTCTTAGTGATGAAGACTTACGTTATTCTCTGATTAATATGGGTTGGAATCCGAATGAAGAGTGGCAAGAAGCATGGGGTATTGCTGATCCTAAAGTAGGTTTTGATAAGGTTGCATATCTTGTTATATCTACAGCTGAGTTTAATCAATTCCCTGAGATTGCCGCTGATAATAATAGTCCACGTAAGTTCCAAATTGTTGTTGGTACTGAAGCTGTTATTGATGCAGTTGTTGCTAAATTAGAAGCCATTAAGGTTTTAGCTAAAGGCAGTGGTGATAATGCCATTGCATTAAATACTGCAACTGATTAAGTTGCTATTGCAAACTACGTGGAGCTTAACGGTTCTGCGTAGTTATTTTCGTTTAAACTTAATGCTATGGAATGTAATATTAAAATTGTCAAGTTAAAACAAGTTCTTCCTCCGGGTACATTTCCTAAGCGTGAGCATAATGTTCGTTTCTTTTATCATCGTACTGATGGTTGTTACTATATGTATGATGAAAAAGGTTGTGAGATTAATTTAACTACTGATGGTAATATAATCGCTATTGACAGAGAATTAATTGTTGGTAGTGAATCTCTTACAGATGACACTTTAGTTTGCATAGGTCTTAAAGCTAATTATGTGCATCCTAGTCGTGGTGTTAGAAATAATACTTGTGGTTGTCAAGATACATATATTAGAGCTTGGACTTATATTAAAGATCTTCAAGATTTTTTGCAAACAGGTCATATCGAACGTAATTATTATAGAGTTAGTCTAACTCCTTCTCCGGAAGAAGGTGGTATTGTAGGTTGCACTGGTTCTCACATTATGCCTGATGAAAGTCCTGATGGATTTAGGTTTCAATTTGAAGCTGGTAGTCAAGTTAAACTTTATGCTAAGCCTTCTCCTGGTTATCACTTTATGGGTTGGAAAGAGTACCATTCTAATGAGATTATGTCTATTAGTTCTGATTGGACTTTCAATATTAAGAAAGATATGGACTTGATAGGCGTATTTGAAAAAGAAGGTTCTCCTGTTAATAACTTCTATATTAATGTAGATGCTTATCCTGCAACTGCTGGTTATGTTGTTGGCGCAGGTACTTTCCCGAAAGGCACAAGACATTCTATAACAGCTGCTCCTATTGATGGTTATCATTTTGTTCATTGGAAAAACAGTAAAGGTATTCTAGTTTCTACTAATCTTCAATATGATCTTATTGTTGATTCAGATGAAACTTATACTGCATATTTTGAACTTAATGCTCCTCAAACATATAAAGTTACTGTAAATACTACTCCATCTGGTAAAGGTACGGCTAGTGGAGCCGGAGTTTATCAAGTTGGTCAAATTGCTACTATAGTTCCTTCTCCTGCTCAAGGTTGGAAAGTTGGAACTGTTTCTGCATCTGATGGTAATATTACAGATAATGGTGATGGTACATGGAATGTTGTAGTTAATCAAGATGTTACTATTACAGTTACTTTTGTTGAAGCCATTAGATATTTCACGTTTAGTGTTATAGCTAATGCAAATGGTTTAGTTAGATACAAAGATATACAAGGTCTTTGGTCTAGTTGGGCTGCTCAACATGAAGTAACTGCTGCTGAGAAAACAATTGTTACTATTGAAGGTAAAGCTAATAGCGGATATGAGTTTGAAAATTGGATTTCTCCTACAGGTGCTACTCTTCCAAATAATGAGAATAACATTATTGTAGAAGAAGGTCTTGATCGTAAAACATATACTGCTTATTTTAAAGAGGCTTACGTTCCTCCTACTGAGTTTAATTTTAGTCTACGTTGTGGATTAGGTGGTCAAGTTCGTTATAAAACTTCTGATGGCTCTTGGTCTTCATGGAGTACAAATATTGATGGGCTAGAATTTACTGCCAGTACTTTAGTTTATTTTGAAGCTCAACCTGAATCTGGTTATCAATTTGATAAATGGGATGTTAATGGTGATGAAGTTCTTGAAATATCTAGTTCTATTGAAATTAATCAAGTTACTAGAATTGAAGGATACTTCTCTAAAATTCCAATAACAAATCATAATGTTACTATTACAGCAAATGCTAATGGTAAATGTAAATATAAAGTTGGTAATGGATCTTATTCAGAAGCTAAAATATCACATTCTGTTAGTATTGCTGATGGAGATGTATTAGAGGTATTAGCTGTTCCCGATAGTGGTTTTGCTTTCTCTAAATGGACTATAGACGGTTCTGAATCTACTGATAATCCATATTCACAATCAGTTCATGATGATTTAAGTTTATCATGTACGTTTGCTGAAATCCCACCGGAAGAAGTTACTATTACAGTACAAACTGATGGCACAAATGAAGCTCGCTATCGTATAGGAGATGGTTCTTGGTCTAATTGGTCTAGTTCTGAACAATCCTTTAAGGTTAATGTTGGTTCAATTTACTCTGTTGAAGCACAAGTTAAAGGTAATTATACGTTTAAAGAGTGGACTACAGGTAATGAGAAAACATCAAGCAATCCTGCAAACTTCACAGCTAAATCGGGTGTAAATGCGGTACACATTGCATCATTTGAAGCGATAGTAATGAGAACACTCACAGTTGTTGCTGGAACAGGTGGAAAGTGTAGAGCTAAATTAAACAATAGTTGGAGTGATTATTATAGTGGCTCTCATACATTCACAGATATTATTGATGGGACGAAAGTCACAATTGAAGCATTAGCTGATAATGGCTATCATTTCTTGAAATGGACTGATGCTGGTGCTCCCACTTCTGTTACAAGAGAGATTACAGTTGATAGCAATAAAACTATAACTGCTCAATTTGAAGTTGATGCTCCTGATGAATTCCAAGTTACATATGAAGCTATTCCTAATGGAAGTGCTACAATGGATGGAGCTGGAACTTATGCTGATGGTGAAACTTGTAAAATTAAAGTTAATGTAAGTGCTGGTTATACTCTTGGAGATGTTCTTGTTGATGGAATTAAAGTTCCATTAAATAGTCAAAATGAGTATAGCTTTGTTGTTGAAAAGAATATTAAGGTTACTATAAATTGTGATCTTATTCCTGAACCCGATAAGTTCACATTAACTGTTAGAACTGATACTAATGATACTACGCAAGGTGGTGTAGGAATCGGAAGTGCTAAGAATTTAGCTACTGATTCTGAAGAATTTGTTGATGGTACTACTGCAACGATTCATGCTACAGCGGCAGAAGGTTATAGTTTTGGTGGTTGGTGGAAAGATGGAGTTAAGGTTTCAGATGATGTAAACTTTAGTGTTACTGTTGATGCAACTAAGACTTATATTGCTAAATTTATTCAAGATCCTTATCTTAATTTAGATAAGACTTCTCTTGAGTTTGAAGCTGCTGGTGGAACTCAGACAGTTAATGTTACTTCTAATGTCGAATGGACGGTTTCATAATTAGGGGGGGGTACTAAGATGGCTATTGCTTCTTGGCTTACCCCTGCTTCTAAGAGTGGCACGGGTAATAAAACTGTTGGTTTAACTGCAAGTAAAAATCCTGGCGCTAGCAGAACAACAATTGTTACTGTTACTGTCAGTGGTATTACTAAAACTGTAAATTGTACTCAAACTGAGCAAGATAAATTTACTTTAAATGTTTCTTCTACTACTCTTAATAGTTCTGGAACTGCAATAACGAATATTGGAGAATGTTCTATTGGTTCTACATCGAATGCTGGAGTTAGTACTGGAACTTATTATCGTGACACTTCGCAAACAATTACTGCGAAAGCTGCTCCTACTGGGTATAGTTTTGTCGGTTGGTATGAAGGTTCTAATTTGATTTCTTCTAGTCTTCAAGTTTCTATTACAATGTCTGCTAATAGAACACTAGTTGCTAAATATCAAATTAAGAGCTATGTTGTTAATGCAGTATCTGATGATACAACTAAGGGTACGGTAAGTCCTGCTGGTCAAACTATAGAACATGGTAAGAATGCTACTGTAACTGCTACTAGAAAAACCGGGTATAAATTAGAAGGATGGTATAATGGAACTACTAAAGTTTCTAGTTCTACTACATACACTTTTGCTCCTACAGCTAATATCACTTTAACTGCCAAATGGTCTGTATATAATATAACTATTCCAGTTAATGTTTCTCCTATTGGAGCTGGTACAACTTCTCCTAGTCCGTTTACAGGACAAGAAGGTTCTGCTGTAAACATTACAGCTACTCCAGCAACAGGATATAAATTTGCTTATTGGACAGATGGTGTAGATGATACTCATTATACCAATAATCCTCAATCTGTAGTAATGCTATCAGTTAAAACTTTAACTGCATACTTTACTCTTAAATCTTATACTGTTACTTGGAATGCTAACGGTGGTACAGTAAGTCCTGCTTCTACAACTAAGACTCATGGATCTACATTAGGTACTTTACCAACTCCTACAAGAGCTTCAACTGCTGAATATTCTTATACGTTTGCTGGTTGGTTTACAGCAGCTAGTGGTGGTACTCAAATAACTGCTTCAACTACTGTAACTAAAGATGTTACTTATTATGCTCATTGGACAGCTACTAAGCGTTCTTATACAGCTACATTCAACGGCAATGGCGGAGGTACTCCTAGTCCTTCTACTATTACTAAAGAATATAATACTGCTTTAGGTACACTTCCAACTTGCACTAGAACAGGATATACATTCCTTGGTTGGTACACAGCTTCTAGTGGCGGAACTAAAATTTCTACTACAACTGTTGTAACTAAAGATATTACATATTATGCTCAATGGTCAATTAATAGTTATACTTTAACATTTAATCCTAATGGTGGTACTGTAACTCCAACGTCTAAAGATCTTGAATATAATTCAGTTTATGGCACGTTACCTACACCTACTAGAGCTTCTGATGCACAATATACTTATACATTCGCTGGATGGTACACTGCTGCAACAGGAGGAACTCAAGTAACTGCTGCCACTAAGATGGCTGCTAAAGACACAACTGTTTATGCTCATTGGACATCCAATACTCGAAGTTATACTGTAAGTTATCAAACAACTTATGGAACTTTGAATAGAACTAGTCAAAGTGTTGCATACAATTCTAAAGGATCTTGTACTTTGACTATGCCTGATAACACAGCTAAATTTACTTATACGTTTGTTGGATGGTATACTGCTGCTAATGGTGGTGGAACTAAAGTTGGTTCTGAATTAACTTTAGAAACTCCTGCAATTAAAGGAACTGTAACTTATTATGCTTATGTTACTAGAAGTACTAAATTTTACACTCATACTTTCAATGCAAATGGAGGTGGAACTGTAAGTCCTGCAACTATAACAAAAGCTTACAATACAGCTCTCGGTACATTGCCTACTGTTAGTCGTACAGGATACACATTTGTTGGATGGTTTGATACGTCTGCTGCAAGTGGTGGTACTCAAGCGACAACAACCACTAAAGTTACTGGAACTAAAACTTGGTATGCTAGATGGTCTATCAACAGTTATACGTTTACATTTGATAAGAACGGTGGTAATACTCCTTCTTCTACAACTATAACTAAAGAATACAATACCGCTGTTGGAACATTGCCCACTTGTACTAGAAATGCGGATAATATTTATACGTATGCTTTCGCAGGTTGGTTTGATACTTCCGCATCTAGTGGAGGAACTCAATTAACTACTAGTACTAAGGTAATATCTAATAAAACTTGGTATGCTAGATGGACTCCAACTTATAAAAATTATACTGTTACTTGGGATGGAAACGGTGGTACTCCTAGTAAGTCTTCTAGTTCATTCCATTATAATGATGCTTTAGGTACATTACCTACGGCAACTAGAACAGGATATACTTTTAAAGGTTGGTCTACTTCTAAGACAGGTACAGTAAACGTTAATACAACAACTAAAGTAACAGCTAATGTTACATATTATGCTGTTTGGACTATTAATTCTTATACTTGGACATTTGATGCAAATGGTGGTACAGGTGATACAACTAAGACATTAAATTATAATGCTACACTTAGTACATTACCTACCGCAAGTAGAGCTTCTACTGCTGCTAACAACTATACATTTGCCGGTTGGTTTGATACTGATGCTTCAACAGGTGGTACTCAGTTGACTACTTCAACAAAATGTACTGGTAATAAGACTTGGTACGCTAGATGGACTGCATCTACTAGACAGTATAAATTAACAGTTATTGCTGGTACAGGTGGTACAGTTAGTGGTGGTGGTACTTATAATTACAATGCGTCAGCTACACTAAAAGCTACAGCTAATTCTGGTTATCACTTCGTTAAATGGAGTGATGGTAATACAAGTGCTACGCGGACAGTCACTGTAACTAAAGATGCTACTTATACCGCTACATTTGAACAAGATCCTTATTTGAATCTTGATAAAACAAGTCTTGAATTTGAGGCATCAGGAGGTACTCAAACTGTTAATGTAACTTCTAATGTTTCTTGGACTGTTTCTTAAACTATTAAAAGTTCCGCAACGCTCTGCAAACCCCAGTAGAGAAGGTGATGTGGAAGCGTGCGGAACTCAAAATCTATTTATAAATAATTAAATTGTCATTATTATGATTTCAAATTCTTCTTTAGATGAAAGAGCAACTGCTGTTGAAATTGGTGGTTTAGTTGATGGAGTTGGTGCTCCGGTTATGCGTGCTGCTTATGCATTAAAAGCAAAACCGAGCTGGATTACGTTATCTTCTGTTGAGGGTACTGGTAACTCACAAGTTGATGTTACTGCTCCTGTTTATAAAGGACGTGAAGGTCGTTCAGGATCTATTACTGTAGCAGTTGAAGACTTAACGGAAGAGGTTGCAATACAACAGTCAGGTTCTAACATTTGGGATGTTACTACTCAATCTTTAGCTTTCGTTAAAACAGGTGAAGCTAAGAAGTTCACAGGTAATGCTAACTTGGCTTCTATTACGTTTGCTGTTGATTCCGATGCTTCTGCTTGGTTAACTGCTGGTAAATTAGTAGTTGCTACTAATCAATATAATTCAGGTGCAGCTATCGAAGGTGACCCGGGAGCAAGTAATGTTTATGCTTTCGAGATTACGTTTACTGCTGCTGCTAATCCGACAGTTAATACTCGTTCCGGACATATTACTGTTAATGGGCAGAAATATACTGTAACTCAAGCTGCTGGTGATGCTACGTTATCTGTATCTCCGACGTCTTTGACTTTTGTAGCTGCTGGCGAAACTAAACAGATTACGATTACTACCAATACTGCTTGGACTATTTCATAATCTGTATTTCATTTGAATATTGTGGGTCTAGTGGGTACTAAGGTATCTACTAGACCTTTTCTTGTATAAACTAGTTAATCATTAAACGTAATTATTATGGCTAAACCTAGTTGGATTTCTGTTAGTCCTGCAAGTGGAACAAATAATGGCAGTTTTGATGTAACTGCTAATGATAATTATATAAATCCTGCTCGTGAAGGTGTTGTTACTGTTACGGGAGGAGGAATTAATAAAACTATTGATGTAAGTCAAAAATCAAATAGACTCATATTACAAAGTGTACGTCAAGCGGGTCAAAGTTATCCTCCTGCAAAAATAAAAGATACGTATGGAGGTAAAGAATATAATCTTACAGCTTCTAATCAATATTTAGCTGAAATAAATACTGATTTTGGGGCTATACTTATGATGGTTTATCCCGGTATAGGTACTGGTACTACTAATTTTATGTTTCAATTTAATATAGATATAGATGAAATTAATTTAGAAATGAATGATGGTAGTGATAGATCTCCATATATTAATGGTAGAATAAATACTACTAATCCAAAACAAGTCTTATTAAATTTAGGTAATGGTTATCCAGAGATTTCTAATACAGAATTAACTATCGGTATAAAAGCTGGTACTCAAACTATGAATATTTATTATACAAATAATGTAAATGCTTGATGGAAGATACACTATTATTACAACTAACTCAATCTATTAGTATTGTTTATATTGCTATAGTATGTCTAACAACATACAGCATTATACAGACAATATCTAACATAACTAAATGCAAAATTTCGAGAAAAGCTAAAAGTATTATTACTTTAATTGTTGGTATTCTTACTGCAATCCTTTATGTATTTAAACTAGATGCTTCACTTGAAACAGTATTGCTTTCATTTCTTATTTCTACGTTTGGATATGATTTGATTCTTAAACCTATATTTAAACGTATTACTCAGCGTTTTGCTGATTCTAAAAGCGTATAATCGCGGACTAATGAAGTATTATTACTAATCGTTTTAGTGCTTCTTTTTGTCGTATAAGGGAAAATCATTGCTCGCTTATATCATCGACTAAACGTTCTATTAATGATTTAAATTTCCCAGTATGACACCTGTGACTTATACTAATTTGAATAAACTCTTATTAATTAGAGATATTCAGGATATTGCTAAAACTTATATCAATGATGATAGAAGTTGTCGTTGGATTTGGAAGAATAAAATTGCTGATGTTTATCATATAGGTTATGTTACTTTTATGAATTACATTAGTGTTCCCTCAATTAATGCGAAAATTGATGAGGCAATTGCTAAAAGAGAATCCTTGAATATAAAATTCAAGTATTAATATTAATGTTCATGTTATAAGTCTAATTCTTATCATTGCTGATTATAGTAATATATTTGTTGTGCATCTCAATGTCGAGGTGCATTAAAACAAATAATTATTATGACTAACGAAAATGAAACTGGGGTTAAAGTTCCGAAGGGACAAATTAACTACAACACTGTTGCAGGTTCTCTAGGTCTTGCTGCTTTTGCAGGATTAGGTTTGAAAAATTGGTTTGGTGGAGCTTGTTGTAACAATCAAGTTGCTGGTACTGCTGCTTTCGCTGAAAGTCAATTTGTTTCTGGTTTAATGTCTGAATTAGCTAAAGAGAAGTCAGAAAGATATGCTGATTCTATTGGAATCAATACTTTCAAAGAGGCTTTAGCTTTAGTTAAAGAAGAACGTGAAATTAGACAAGCTAATGACAGAATTACTTTTGAAACTCTTGCTCGTTTGGATAAAGAGTCTGCTCTTAACAAACAAGATATTGAATGTTTCAAGAAAGAGGTTGCTCGTGAGTTCTTAGATGTTAGAGGTGATTTGAAATCTGCTATCGCTCTTGAAGCTGAACGTCGTAAAGCTGCTGATGATCAAATTTTTGATTATGGCCAGTGTAACTATGTTCGTTATATCAAGAAGATTGATGCAACTCAAATTTGTCCTGTAGTTGAAATAGCTGCTCGTGCTGCTGGTCCTGCTGTACCAGATCCGAATGCTACAACTCCTGCCGCTAACGCTTAATCTTAGAGCAATATGAATAATTCAGAACTTGTTGCAGTAGCTGTACGTAAATGGCTTACTCCTATAGTTAAAACTATTGGAGGTGGAATTAAGATTCCTGTTACTTCAGGTATTGGTAAATTTATGAGTAGTTTCTTTGGTTTAGATCTATCTACTTATAATGTTCTTAATGAATTAGATTTTATTATTGAGCCTACACTTGATTATATTATTAAGCCTCAATTGGCTAAGTTATCTAAGTTCATTCCAGATGAACAGATACCTAAAGTAGTTAATAGTTATCTTGATTCAGCTATAGCTAAAGCTACTGCAAAAGGTTCTGTTAATATCTTTGGTTTTGAATTTGAAGCTACGGCTTTTCAGAACCTTAAACGTGAAATTGATAACTCTCTTAAAAATAATGTAAGTCATGATGAAAGACCCGCATGAGCATACTGAAATGCTTCACGAAAACGAAGATGTAAGAAAGAGGGATTGTCGAAAATATAAAGAACTTTACGGTAAGCATTTTACTAAAGACTTATGTGAATGGGCTGTTTCTAAAATGGAAAATCGTAATGGTACTCATCATCATTATACTTTAGAGGAGGTTAAAGAGATTTGGCATAAGTATAATATGAATGATATTCACAATGCTAACTGGCATGATGTTACCTACGTGATGAATATGGCATACGCTGATTTCTATGGTCGCTTATTTACTGAGCATCATGAATGTGCTATTTATGCTTATCTATTCCTCACTGATCCTGATGGATATGAAGGTATAGCATTCCAAAGATGGCTTGCTGATATTAAGGGTAAAGATGAAGATATTCCTTGGAAGAAGTTCATACAATAGCATTTAGTCACAGATGTTATTTATATTAAGGCAATTTTAATTATTCCTAATCCGACTGCTAGTTCCGCTAGTAGTCGGATTTTTTTGTTTATAGCAACTTTCTAAATACACGAATATGAATTATAAAACAAATTGTGTAATGAGTGGTATTTTTATTGCTATATTAAACTTGATTGGTGTTATTGTTTCATCTATAGGTGTTGTCTTCGTTAAAGAATGGATTGCTAAAAAACGTCGTAAGATTACAACTGATATTCTAGCATCTAAAGCTGAATGTTGGATGCAATTAGATAAAATAGCTTCTAATGTTAGGAATGCTCTAAATGCTAAAGGTGTTTATGTAGCATACTTTCATAATGGTGGTAAATTTTGCAATGGTATTAACATGGATAAATTTACTGTTATTGCAGAAGATTATGATATTAGTATAACAAATCCTTATAAGGTTCGTTATAATAATGTTCTTACATCTATAATGCCTTATACGATTCTACGTTTATATAGAGATAGCAAGTATGTATTTCGTATGAGCAATCTTACTAAATATCATTCTAGTATGTACGTTGGTGATCTTAAATCGAGAGATTGTAATACAGCTGTTAGTATTCTCATTAGAGATCTTAAAACTGATATGCCTATTGGATTTTTAAGTGCTGAGTTTGAAAATGATTTTGAACCTAGTACTGATATGATGCAAATATTTTGGAAAAATCACAATCGTATTTCTCGCAATATGACTATGGTTATAGATGCGACAGAAGACACTCATAAAAACTAATATACCATGACAGTTATTTACGCAAGAACTAGTTTACCGCCTAGGTGTGGTAGGGGTTCAAAAAATCTAAAGAACGTTATCCGAGTTACTAATAAATATGTTAATTGTGGTCCTTGGCATGGAGTTGTTCCTGTTAAGAATCGTCCTATTATAAAAGGTTCAAGACCAGATACTCCAATACTTGAACTTTCAACTAATCATATGAAATTCATCCCTCGTGGTGAAACTAAAGAGTTAGGTATTTCAACTAATAAAACTTGGCGAATTGTTTAATGTATTACTATGGCAACACTTAATCAACTAGGAAGTAAAATTTCTAATATATTAGGTAAGCCGGGTGATCATAGCATTCAAGAAAGAGCAAAGAGTGCATGTAAGTCGCTTTTTGCTACTTTTATTCGTCAAAGTATTGAACGTAATGGTATAGATGAGGTTCTTAAAGTTAGCTTTAATGTACCTTTAATCTGTATTCCGCTTACTGATTTAGAAAATACCTATGCTGGAATTGGTGCTAAAGATATGATTCTTACTACTGAGCATCGAGTTCCAACGCCTTTACGTATGCCTAATGATGCACCATTTCTTCATGTATATACACAGCATGATGATGGTAGTTTTATTACATATAAATACGCTAGTAATAGCATAGTTCCTCTCTTGACCACAGTCTATTCCCCTACTGGGGTTTGGGGAGTTTATCAAGTCGTTAATGGTAAACTTAAAATTATCATCAAAAATACTCTCAAAAACTTTGAGATTGATGCTAAAAATTATAAGTTTGTAACGATTGTGTTTGTAGCTGAAAATCCTGAAGATGTTATTACTATGTATATGGAAGATGATGGTCAAGATATTGAACTTCCACTTCCAGCAGATATGATAGAAAGAATAACATATGAGGTTCTAAGAACTGAATTTGGTATTAAGCCTACAGAACATGAAGTTAAGATTATTAGTGATAGTACTTATGCGCCTAATGATCCTAATGGAACTCAACGTTTAATCCATAATAAAGTAGAATAAACTATATGGAATCTATACACTATTACCACGACTATCAAGAGTATTGCTATAATACTATTGAAAAACTTAGTAAAGATTTGCATAATACTTATGTTAGACGTAATAATCTAGCTAATATTTGTTATGCTAATCTGAATCTACTTGAATCTAACAAGATAACTAAAGAGTTACTTGATAATATGATTCTAGGTAAGAAAGTAAAAGGAGTTAAACTTCTGAGAAAGCTTGATTGGAGTAACGAAGCTAAAGCAGTATCTCTTCGTATTACTTATAATCGATTCGCTTATCTTTGTACAGTTCGTATTCCTAAACTACTTGCAATTATTAGATATTATGATTGGATGTGCCGTATTCCTCATAGTATTTTTAATCAGATTCAACGAAGTCTTAATAAGAGTCTTATAGAAACTCTGATACGTGGTGGTAGTGTTTCACTTGGTACATATCTTGGTACTTATCAAGTACAACGTGCTGTTGCTAGAGAATCTGTTGATTGGGCTGCGTCTTTTCGTCTTAGAGATGAAATGATTGCTGCGGGTATTGAAGTTCAGAGTTTTCTTAATCCTTATGGTAAGAATTGGAAAGTTAAATCTGATAATCCTTATTATTGGTTCTGTAAATGGATTCGTCATAGAATGGGTGTAGATGTTGTACCTAATCAAATATTTTATAAATATCATCCTACTCATTGTCATATTAATATTAATACTGATAGTAAGATTACTAAATATAAGACAATAGAGGAAGTTATTAAAGCTGATAATCTTGCATTTGACGCTAAACTTAAATATATTCGACAGCATGATCCTACTATTATGGATAGGTATCCTCATGCTAAGAGTAAACGTGAACGTACTAAAAACAATGAAGTAGATGAATACATTAGACCAAAATCTGATTAGCTCTAGTGTTGTTATTCATAGGATTATTGAAGATTATGATGTTCATTCTATGGATTTCATTACTCGTATTCCTACTTGGATATGTGAAGCTCTTGCTGATTTAAATATTCAGCAACATTATATTAACATAGGAGAAACTATTGATTTTGATGATTATCGTTGTGAACTTCCTAAAGGTTGTAAAAATGTTCGTTTAGTTACTATTGGTGGAAAACGTGCTGATTTTACTACTAATCCTGCTCCATTTGAGCATGATAGTGGAAACTATATACCACTTGCCGTTTCGTTTCCGATAGGCTGGAATCTGACAGAGAACATTGTTTTTGACTTCATACGAGCCACTAGAGAGAGTTTATACACTTACTCGATTAACGGATCGTATTTGCATCTGAATGTCAGAAAAGGCACGTTGGGACTGTTATACCATGGGTTGCCAATGACACTAGATGAAATACTTAAAATCAATGTTCCTCTTATACCTAATAATGATGTTCTAATTGATGCTTTAAAGAACTTCGTTATGATGCGTATTCTTCAACGTAATTACCGCCATCCAGTTATGAATCTAAAAGAAAGTAATCCTTACACTAATCCAGCATTAGCATACGATAATGCTAAAATAAAAGTTCGAAATGCTTGCAATAGGCTTACTAAAGATAAACGAGATGATTGCAGTAAATCTATGTTGAACTTCTTCTTAAACATGAAAAACCGTTATGTGAATTAATTATGAATATAAATGATGGTTTATATCCTAATGCTAATCCCGGTGCAGTCAGAAATGGTGTTAAGTCATTTGCATTAAATATAATGTATAATGATGATGGTAATACTCTGATTAACGAGAATGGTTTTGAGGTTTATAAAAAAGACTTAGACGTCTACGGAACTTTAGTTGGTAAAATTGAAGTTCCGTTAGGCGTCATTTTGTTTTTTAAAGGTACTCCTGATAAAATAGTTTATATATATCAAACAACTAAAGATAAAGATGATATTAAAACTATTGTATTTCAAGGTAACTTTAATTTTACTATAGATCATCCTATTAGTGGTACATTCACATATATTGATGAAACTAATTTATTTATAACATTTACTGAAGGTGTATCTAGTGATAATGAAACTCGTATTCTATATATTACTGAAGCTCAAAGTAAATATAAAGGATATATTGAAAATCCTATTATTGAAGATAATGTTACTACAATTACATTTAAAGAAGGTTTTGAATATATTCTTAATCTCATTCCTGATATAGTATTTCCCACATTAGATGTTAATATTATTGCTGGAGGTCTTAAAGCTGGAGGTTATCAATTCGCAACATCTATTAAATTACATGATGGAACATATAGTGATTATTCTCTATTATCTCCTGTATATTACGCCGCTCCTGATTATGGTGAGAACATTGCTATAGGTGATGTAACTAAAAAGGGATTTAGATTTAAATTTAGTAAAGCAGGTACTTACAAATTAGCTATAGTATATAAAAGTCCTACTACAGAAGAATGTTATGAAACTTTTGAAATTAATATTCCATCTGTCAATAGTACTTTTGATTTTACTACTATATCTAAGATGAAATCTATTTCTATAGATGATATAATTATAAGTAATACCGCTTATACTAAAGATGAAGCTCAAACATCTTTTGATGGTTATCTTCTTAGAGGTAATGTTGTTACTCCTGAATATAAAGATATTACTGATTTCTTCACAAGTATTGATGGTGAACTTCTTCTTCAAAAAATTAAAATTGATTTTGTTAAGTTTGCTGAATTTAGTGGTGTAAAAGATTTCGTTAATACTTCTATTACTCCTCATAGTGGAAGTGGTAAAGTTGGAGATTTCTTTAAATCTAAAGATATATCTAATAGTGGTTCTTTTAAGGAAGATGAAGTTTATTATTTCTTTATTACTTTTATAGATCATAAAGGTAAATATATAAATAGTTTTCCTATTAAAAATTCTCGTGGGACTTATGCTCATATAATCAATGCTTCTAAAACTAAAACTATTGATTTGTATGGGGCTAAAGTTAATATGAATACTTTTGTTTCAGCTTTTAATACTAATATTAATATTACTAAATTTAAAAATAGTATTAAAAGTTATGCTATTTATTATGCTAAATCTACACCTGAGATTTCAAACTGGATTTCGCAATGTCTTACTATTCGAGATATAGGTACTAATGATGTAATTGGAGATAATTATGAAGACCCTTTTAGATCCGCAAGTCGTTTTAGGTTATATCCTATTGAATATCTTGTTACTAATACTGTGTTACCTTCATTCTATATTAAAGGTCTTAGGTATAATAAAGAAGCTAAAATATGCCTTAATAATTATGAAGGTGGTTCTGGTACTGAATGGGGAAATGATGCCATTCATCAAGCATGGAATGCAAGAGATAGAGCTAGATTAAATTCTCTTATTCAAGAAAATCTTCTTAATGGCAAGAATCTTAATACTCCTGATAAATCAATTAACGCTGGTGAATATTTAGGTGCTTTTGATAGGCTTAGTAAATATACTAAGAAGACTGATATGCCTAAGACCAGTAAAGATTTTAATATGTTTACTGATTGGGGAGATCATATCAAAGGTCCTTGGGAATCTGGAGATCTTGTTCATTCTATTCTTGATACAGAAACTACAGATATTGCGAATAATGCTCCATATCCTACAATTCTTAATGCAGATTTTTATCCTATTAATAATAGTGCTATATCTAATGCTGGATGTGATAGTAGTTTCAAATTAATTAATGGTTCTACTATGCTTCAAGAAAATATCTTTGGTTTAGCCAAAGAAGGTACTGATAGCGAAGGTGGAACTAGTTTACCTAATGAGTCTCTTACGGATATTGTTTATAAACAAGCTGATGAAGAAATTGATGGTATTAAACGAGATGTAAGAACTCAAACTAGGGTTATTTCTGTTATAACTAAGGATGATGATTCTGATAGTTATAGGCAAGAATTAACTACTATTAAAGAGAAACTTATATACGCCAATGGTTATAATAACGCTGAATATTTAAAACAAAATTCAGAAGGCACTTGGGAAGTTATAACAGATGAAAAAGAAGCTACTATAGTTTTAAGTAGTGAAATTACTGTTAAAACTCTTACGGCTGAAGAATATAATTCTATTATTATTGAAGTATCTAATAAAGATGATTCAAACTGGATTCTTCTTTATAATGAGAATAAGAAATATTATAACTTTGATACGTTTACTATATTTAATAGAGGTATTGTAGATTTAAATCGTTATTATGACGTTAATACAATTCCTGTACCTGATTTATTTAATTTATCTTTAGTTGCTGCATCTAGTATATATCCTATAAAGAATACTGATGAAATTATTCTTATTGGTGATACATTTCCAGCCTGTGTTACTCAACGTTGCACTTGCCCTTCAAATAAATTCAATAATGTTGGAGATGCTACTCATCATAATAATAATATCTATCATATTCATCGTATGATTATTACTTATTATATTAAAAGTAGAATGAATTTTCTTGCACTTCATAGTGGTAAAAATGTAAATAGTTCTATTATTAAATATAAAGGTACTACGGCTAATAATAATTTTTCTGGTAAAGCTAATAAATTTAATATCAATACTATTATCAATAAATTCACAAGTGGTCTTAGTGAGGAATATGCACCTCATACTATGGATATATATCCGACTACTTTTGATTATGATTCTATTATTGATTTAGGTTATAGAGATTATGTTATTGATAACTTTTGGCATACCGAAGATGGAAGTGCTTATGATGTTGAAATGAATTGGAAAGGTTTCAATGATATTACTCAATTTAAATCTACTGATAATCTAAAAGATACATTTGCTGCTAGAATTATTCGTTCTAATGTTAATAATATGGAATCGAATGATATTGGTTGGCGTAAATTTAAAGCTGATTCTTATAAAGATATTCCTATTACTAAAGGTTCTATTGTAAATCTTTTATCAGATGCTAAATCTCTTTATATTCAAATGGAGCATACTCTATTTGTAACATCTGTTAAAGATAGTCTTAATCAAGAAGAAGATGGGACTTATATTGGTACTAGTGATATTTTTGAAAGAACTCCTATTGAAATTATTTTTAATAATACCGGTAAGATCGGATGTAATAATAAGTTTTCTTCTATTATTACTCGATATGGTTATTTCGTTTGTGATAACTTTACAGGTATTATATATCATGTTAAAGGTGAATCAGATGTATCTGATATTTCATCTATAGGTCTTCAAGGTTGGTTTAAAGAATATATTAAAGAAAATGCTATTAATCCTCTAAATACTAATGGTAATTTCTTTATATTCGATGATTATAATAGTCGTATCATATTTGTTTCTAATAATCCAGATAATACTTATACGATTTCATATAACCTTAAGACTAATTTATGGATTAGTTTTCATTCTTATAATCCTATTATTACTTGGTCGAATCGTTTAGGTACATTTGTTGTTGATACAAATAATACTAAGATTTATAAGATTAACGCTCCTAATAAGTGTATATATTTTGATAATAAGATAATGCCATCTATTGCTCAATTTATATATAATGAAGGGCCTCTTGTCAGTAAACTATTTAATCATATTGAATGGAATAGCGCACTTGTTCATAATTGGAATCATTTTACTGCTGATAAGATTAAATTCTTATATGATAAGACTATTGATTATTTAATGATTAATACTGATACTCAAAGTACTGGTATTCTTCCAATGATTCTAGATGAAACTTGGTATGATGATCATACTCTTAAGTACAAAGCTGGACGTTATTTATGGAATCTCATAGAAGACCATATAGACAACGATAGAGCATTCCAAATTCTCAATCCATCTAATATACCTTTTGAAATAGATCGCCTCTTAGGAATGAGATATGAGCCTAAAGCGTGGTATGAATATAGCAAGATTCAGAATCAATTCGGGTATATAACAATGATGTACTTAAATCGTTTTATTGATACTACTACTAACGAAGATATTAATGAAACTGATGTCAATGCTATCATAGATAAGCATTCAGATAATATTGATATTACTAGTAAAGATTCTAATATCAAACAAGCTGAACTTAGATTATATGATATTAACGTTGTTGTTACTAAGAATACTAGATTATGAACTTAGAGAAACTCTGTAGACCCCGGTAGGGAAAGAGCTTGTGGAAGGGAGAGGAACTCTGCTAATATTGATAGTAATATGCCAGATTATAAAAAGAGTAAGATAACTAATGATACTGAAGCTCAAAGTGTTTTTCTTAAAGCTTTATATAAAATACATAATGCTACTAAAGATTTAAATACTAGAGGCACAGGTCTTTATATTCAAGCTCTACATAAAGATAAAAATATTAAAGGTCTTATTGGTAGACCTGAAGTTCATAAAGTAGATTCACTTAGTCAAGTTGGGGCTTCACCTAAAGAAATTCTTCAATATATGGCTAAGACTGGCGTTGGTATGAAAGGTGTTAATACTAAGATTATTGATCCTAGACTTCTATTAGATGATAAAGTTACTAAGCGTATGCATGATATTTATAATATTGCTAGAAAAAAAGGATTTAATCATGCTTCTGCTAGTGCTTTAATGGCTCTAATACAAGGTGAAACTACTTCTGATAATATAGATGATCTTTTTAATTATCGTAAGATTCAACGTGAAACTGAAGGTAATCTTAATCGTATAATTAATGGAGGTCTTCTTTCATTTGAAAATTTAAGACCTTCTAGTGATGATGAAAAAAAGAAATTAGGTCTTAAGTTTGTTGAAGATACTGGATATAATTATGGTAAATATCAAAAGTATCTTAAAGATAATAAACTAACAGATAATGAATCTAATCAATTAGATTATTATTTAAATTATCATTTACCCAAAGGAGCATTAAAAGCAGTAAATACTATGACTCCTGAGGATGCAGCTACATATTTGTTTAAACATCAGAAAACAAATAAGAGTTTAGATCCAAACAATCTTAAAACTCTTAGAGAAAGAGCTGCCTTTTATAATAAAACTGAATTTAATAATGGTGGTATGATTAAAACGCTTAAAGGTAGACGTAAACGTTATGATCTAGGAGGTGCTAGAGATAATGTTAATAATGTTACCGGAAGTAGTTGGGGTGCAGGTAGAGGTATTCAAGGTGCTGAAACTAAGAGTGGTTTAGCTAAAGGTCTTGGAATTGGATCTACCGTAGGTGCTGCTGCTGGAAGTATAGTTCCTGGAGTTGGTACTGCTATAGGCGGAGTTATTGGAGGTATTATCGGTGGTGTTTCAGGTTTGATTAGTGGTATCTTTGGTGGACGAAGAAAAAAACGTAAAGCTAGAGAAGCTGCCATTAGAGCAGATATTACTAAGAATTATGAGCTTGGTCAAGATGATATTCGTATTGATCAACAAGCTTTAAATGATATTACAATTAATACAAATCCTATAGATATTTATGGAGATAATCCTATACCTACAGGTAATACTCAAACTGTTAGTAATCAATATAATATGATTGGTGTCCCTACAAAAGAAAATTATGAATTTGCTTTTAGATGTGGAGGTAGACGTAAAAGATATGCTGATGGAGGTTCTATAAATCAAGTTGCATCTAATGCGGCAATAGTTGAAGGACCTAGTCATGAACAAGGCGGTGTTCCTTATGGAGCAAATGCAGAAGTGGAAGGTGGTGAAGCAATACTCAATGGAAGTAATGCTGATTATATATTTAGTGATACTCTTAAGCTAGGAGATAGAACTTTTGCAGATATTGCTAAACCTCTTATGTTACATAAAGGTTATCTTGAAGATAAACTTGCTAAAAGTTCTGTAATGCTAGGTGGTCTTTTACGACTTACAGATCGTAGTACTTATGCTATAGATCGTAACACTAATGCTCGTAATACTGAAAAGCAATCTGCTAGACACAATAGACTTCTTGCTGAAATTAATGGAGTTCAAGCCGAACTGAATAATCTTTATAATCAACAAGAAGCTATGAAGGCTGAATCTGGTGATGTTGCAGAGCCTAAACAAGAATTTGCTCTTGGAGGCTCTATATTTGCTTGTGGAGGTAGACGTAAATATCCTAATGGAGGTTTAGCTATTCCACCTTTACAATTTGTAGCACCTACTCCTCAATTTGCTGAAATGGATATTCAAACTGTATCTCCTATTACATCTACTGTAAACACAGGAGCTATAAGTGGTACTACAATGGGAGCTAATATAATTGCTAATTTTATGGCTCAAGATGCTATGAATAAACGTCAAGCTGTTGTATCCGGATTACCTCCTCATATTAAAGATGCTGTGCTTAGTGAAGTTGGTATGAGATGCGGTGGAAGAGTTAAGAAAGCTGATGGTGGTTCTGTTCAAGTATCTCCTTTTAGTGATTTGAATATTCAAGTTAATAATCCAACTAAACATATGATTAATCCTAATCCTTATCTTATGACTCCTATTATGCTTAGAAGATGTGGAGGTAAAACTAAACGTTATGATTTAGGTGGATTTATTTCAGATGAAAGTGGTAATCTAATAGGTGCTGCTGGTAATCTTATAGGTAGTCTTATGCAAGGTCGCAGTAAACGTAAACTTGCTAAGAGCATTTCTGATATGCCAATTCCTAAAAGAGAATATCTTGATAATGTAAATCTTGAATGGGATATAAATACTGATGCTGCTAGAAGAGAAGTTATTGATCAAATTTCTGCTATTGAAGATTTTGTTAAATCTAATTCATCTAGTGCTCCTGTAGCAAGACAAGCTATGCTCAGAGCTAGAAGTAAAGGAGCTAGTGCTTTGGGTAAACTAAAACAAGATGAGTTAATGCAAGAACTTAATATTAGAAATCAAGCTCGTCAAATGAATGCTGAAATTGCTGCTAAGAATAAACAGATTAAATACGAGAATGAAGTTGATGCTTTTGAGAAAGCTAATCTTGCTGCTTCTTTATTAGCTGAAGGCAATACAGGTATAAGAGATGCTCTTGTAGGTTTAACAGGAGATGTTCAGAAAATGCTTAATGATTATACTCTTCTCAATGATAAGCGTAATTCTAATATATTACATCTATTATCTAATGATAAGTCTATAGGTTTCTTAAAGAATCTATCTGATAAACAAATATCAAGACTCTTTGGTAAAGATGCTGTAGCTCTTAAAGGTAAAAGATGTGGTGGTAAAGTTAAGAAAAGATATGGTGGTAAAAGATGTGCTTAATTAACTACTGTTATAACTCCGGATTAACGTCCGGAGTTTTGTTGTATATACAAATTTAATTCTTATGGCAATCATAAATAGTATTGAAAATATAGTTGTTAAGTCAGGTAAAGACTTTAAACGTAATGAAATGCAAGATATGTTTACTCCTCGTGCTAGAATGATGGATCAAAATCTTGCTGTTATGTCTTCTTTGCAAGAACGTGCTATTCAAAATGAAAATGCTTATAATGAAATGGCAATTAAGATGTCTGAATATAATGCAATTCAAGGTAAAGATGAAGAAGCTCTTGCAGGTAAAATAGATGAAACTCAAAGTGTTATTAAAGAGAAAGTCGATGAAGATGGAGGTTGGTTCTTTGCAGATACTGCTGTTTCAGATGGTGCTCGTAGATTTTTAACTGATGAAGGAGTTAAAACTATTCTTGGCAATAAAGCTCAATTTGATGCTATGATGCAAGCTAATGAACAATCTGATGCACCTGAAGAATATAAAGCCGCAAATAGAGCTATGATTCTTGAAAGATTTAATGAAGCAGGAGGTAGTCTAGGAGGTAATGGTAAACAATCCATTAGTGCTTTTGGTACAGCTCTAGGTAAAGGTCATGATCGTTCTATTTATCAGAAAGAACTTCTTGAAATGATGAAAGCATGGAAAGCAGATAAACGTTCTGTATTTAATGCTCAATTTATTAATGATGTAACTGAATTAATGAATGGTGCTAATACAGATCCTAAAGTTCAAGCTATTGCTCAAAAGATTATTGCTGGTAGAGGTGGTAATTTATCGGGGGTTCTAACTCGTGATACTACAATTGAATCTGTAAGCGAAGATGAAATCCGTGAAGTATTTAGTGCAGTTCTTGCTAGTAAACCTGAATTTAGAACAGCTATGGCTAAAGAAGCTGAAATAAATAAATGGCTTAATAATAAACAAGGTGGCACTAATGCTCAATTAGTTTCCGATATGATTAAACAACAAATTGCTACTGATCCTCGAATGCAACAAGTAATGTTAATGAACTCTAGTTTTGCTAATTTAACTTCTTCTCAAAAACAAATTGCTATGAGCGATCCTCTAGTAATGCAACGATATTTAGAAGAGGGTACAATGCGCTCTATGCCGGAGTTAATGCAAAAAGAAGGTGAAACTGATGCAGATTATCAAGAACGAATGGGATTAGCTTATAATAATGCTTATACTCAAAATAGTATTAGTGCATTGTTGAATATGGCTAAAATAGGAGCTTATACAGCTATTGAAAGTAAGACTGATACTAAATGGTTCGACAATCTATTACTTGATTCTCTTAAAGCTAAAAGAGAACAACTAGAGAAGATTAAAGGACAAATGACAGAAGCTATTGGATTTACTAGAGCAAATCTTCCAGCTAATACAATGATGTCTATAGTAGATGCAAATATTAAAACTGCAACTGATGCTTTAAATAATGCTAAAGCTACTATGGCTAAATATGCAAATGCTACTGATCCTACTAGTATAAATCTTTATCAACAAGCCGAGAAATCTGCTATTGATGCAGAAAATATTATTAAGCAAAATAATGCTATGCTTAATTCTATTTATAGTCAATTTGATTTAACAAATGCGGATGATGTTAAAAGTATAAATGCTACAGTAAATGATCTTCTTGATGTTAAAGGTTCTTTATCGGATGATGTAAATAAAAATAAAGCTAAAAATATAATTGCTAAAGCTGAAACTATATCTGATAAAATAGATGTTATAACTGATATTCTTTATGATAGTTATATAGAAAATGGTAATAATTTATTTATCGGATTTGATTTAGTTTCTTCTACAACTAAAAGTGGTTATGGTAAAAATCCTAATGATCCTAAAGATGAAATCCGTAATATAGTTAGACAAAGATTTTTAACTACTGCTAAAAATAAAGGTTATGAATTACAAACAACACCTATTACTTTATTTACTCCTATAAGTAATAATAAGGCTGCATTTAGTGATGCTCTTGATGGTATAGGTAGACTACTAATGGATAATATTGGTGTTTGGAATTTTGCTACAGCATCTTTAGGAGATGATCCTACTAAAGCTAAGTTCTTAGAAAAAGTTATAGGTATGCCTTTAACTTCTAGTGAAGATTTTGCTGATATATTTAGTTCTCGTAAAAGTGGTTCAGGTAGTAATGCAGCTTATCAAATATCATCTAAGAATCTATCTATTGGATCTGATGCTACTGGAAGACTATATCTTAAAGTTACTATTCCTGCACAAGGTGAAAACCAAGTACAAAAAGAAGCTATTCTTTATACTGACGATGATGGTGCAAATATGGCTCTTAGAGATGCCATGAGAAAAGGTGCTCAATGTTCTTATAATCAAGCTATGACTAATCCTTATGATACTTATCAAAGACAAACTGCTAATGAAATTATGGCATTTAGTGGAAATATTGAAGGTCTTGGTGCTGATTTGGCTGTAATTACTGATCCTAACGCACGTGATTTAAATAGATTTAATACCATTAATAATCAACGTGTAGGAAATATTTCTCAAGCAATTGAAACTATTGTTGCAGATAAACGTATTCATGATACCGGAAATTATTATCCTATAACATCTGGTAGTTTTAAGTATAATATAACTAAAACTCAAACCGGTGTTTATAAAGTTAATGTTCAACAATATAACCCTTCTATTAACAGATATGTTGACGTTGAATATAATAAAGGTAATCTTAATTTCGCTTTTGAAAATGATGATGCTTTACGCAGAAATCTTCCAGCATTAGTATATAAACTTAATCATGCTAATGAACTTAAAGATAATTTTGTTCCTACTCAATATCTTACTCCTGAACAAAAAGTTGCGTATAATGTAAACTTTTGGTCTAATGATGTATTAATGTTAAACAGATAATATGCCAAACGATAAAACATATCAGATGATGCCTTTATTTGGTGAAGATGGTAGAATTCATTATACAGATGAAACTAAATCTGCATTCGATCAAATCGGTTCTCAATCTCCTGATAATCGAATGAGTAATAAAGAATTTCTAAATCTTACTAAAAGGCATAATGGAAATATAGGTATTACTCCTAGTAATTACCGTAACTATGTTGAAAGTCGAGCAAGAAATCAATCTACTTGGGATAGAATTGGTAATGCTCTTGCTCAAACTATAGGAGAAATAGTTGGAGGTACAATTGAAAGTGTAGGTTCTATACTTGCATTTCCTTCTAAATTATTTGATGATAATGAAGCTTATACTCGTAATTTTTTAGAACAACTAGGTAATTCTATTAATGAAGGTACTAAAGAAATGTTTCCTATTTATATGACAAAACAAGCTCAAACCGGAGATTTATTTGATCGTATGAAAGGTGGTGGATATTGGGCATCTATGACTCCATCTGTTTTAGGTAGTGCTGTTAGTATAATGCTTCCTGCACGTGGAGCTTCTTTATTATTAGGTAAAGCCTTTAGACAAGCTATTAATCTTGGAAGTAAATCTAAATATGCTAAAGATTTATTTAAGTTAGGCACAGAACTTCAAAAAGGTAAAGCTATTGCTAGAGCTAATAAATTAGCTGATATTTATGGTTCTGCTGTTATAGGTCGTATTCTTGATTCTTCTCGTGAAGCTTATGGTGTTTATGAAGAAGAACGTCAATGGTTTCTCGATAATTATAAGAACTATACAGAATATGATGAAAATGGTAATCCTATTCTTAAAATGCGAGGACTTGAAGAAGTTCCTTTAACTAATGAAACTATAGAACGTTTAGCTGATCAATACGCAGATGCTGCTGCTTCAAGAGGTTATTGGAGATCTATGTCTAATATTGCTTACGATATTGTTGAATGGATGAATATTATAGGTACTGCTAGAACTCTCAGTAATGCAACTAGAGCTAATATACGTAAAGCTATGGCGACTGGTGATAAATTTGCTATAGTTCGTACATTAAACGCTATGCCTCAAAATGAACGTAATCAACTTCTTAAAAGTATTGGTGGATTTGCTGCTGGTTCTTTAGCTGAAATGGCTGATGAAATGACAATGAGTATTTCTATGAAAGAAGGTGCTCATTCAGCTCGTAGAGATTTTGGATTACTTTCTGATACAGATGCTTTAACTGATTTTAGTCAACGTGTTGGAAGTTATCTTAGTGATGCTGATATTTGGACAGAAGGTATAGGAGGTCTTCTTGGTGGAGCTGGAATGCAAGCTATAATGCCTTTTATTGAAACTAAGTTAAATAAAAAGGGTATTGAAAGAGATCAAATGTATGTTAAAGGTATTGAAACAGCTGTTGAATCTATGCGTTCTGGACTTGATGATATAGTTGAAGCTTTAGCTAATGGAGATATAGTTGGTGCTAAACTAAAAGAACAAGAAGCTATTCTTAATCAAATTGCAGCTAATCAATTGGATGGTTCTCTTGAATTATATAAAGAGATGCTTAGAAATATGAGTGCTTCTCTTAAAGAAATTCAAACTCTTAAAGATAGACGTGATAGAAATGAAAGTCTTACTGCTGAAGAACAAATAGCTCTTGATAAAGGAGAATCTCTTCTAGCTAATGCTGATTACTTTGAGCAAACTCTTAATAAAATAGAAGCTGTTGAAAGTATATATAAAGATCATTTTGATTCAATTGAAGGTTCTAATGACAAAAACGAATATGAATATCATAGACGTCTAGCTAATCTTGAAGCTCAAAAGAAACTTAATGAAATTGAAATAGCTAATATTACGGCTAATCCTGAAGAATATGCTAAACGTGAAGCTGAATCTAAAGAATATCTTAATAACTATGTTGATAATAAGTATTCTGATGAAACAGAAAGAACTAACAAAAAAGCAGCTCTTAATGAATATGCTAGACAATCTGCTAATTTAGAATCTACTAAAGAGGCTATTAGAATTTATGATGATATAATATCTAATCTTAAAACTAAAATTGATGAAATTGAAAAATCTATTGCTAATGCTTCTAAAGATGCAACACCAGAACAACTATTAAGTCTTAAAATTGCTCTTAAAGGTGCTAATAGTAAACTTGAAAATAATAACAAAATATTAAAACAACTTCAAGCTACTAGAGATGCAGCAGCTAAAGCTATAGAAAAATTAGATATTAATTCGGATGATAAAGATGCAGCTAAACAAGCTAGAACTATGTTGGCTAATCTTACTAATCCTAAAGAGGCTAAAGAGTTCTTTGATAAACGTAATGTAGCTATAAATGCTGAACTTGATTATTATCTTAATGGTGATGGATATAATAATCTTAAAGATGAAATCAAGTTATATGAAGATGAAATCAAAGCTGCTAATAATAAAGATTTAATGGATGAACTTGATACTTATAAATCATCTGAATCTTTACAAAAAGATGAAGCTAAATTCTCAAATACTGATGAACGTTTAGCTGCATATAAAGCTAGATTAGCTAGATTGAAAAAACAAGAAGCTGATAATAAAGCTGCAATTGATCGTCAAACAGCAGCCATTAATGCAGAAAAAGAACGTCAACTTAAACTAGATAAAGAGATTAATGATCTTAAAACAGATGATTCGTCCGATAAACCTAAAATAGGTTCTGGAACATTTGGTAAATCATATACAGATTTTAAAGGTATTGATAGTTTATCTAAAGAAGCATCTGATGTTTATAACAGTATAATATCTGAATCTCAAGTATTAAATATTCCTATAAGTACTATTATAAATAATAGACTTAAAGCTAAAAATTTATCTTCTAAAGACGCAATGATTCTTAATGAAATTAAAGAATTTAATGCTAATACTGAAAGAGCTTTAGATAATTCTTTTGACACTATGACTATAACAGATCTTAGATGGATTGTTATTAGACTTGCTGCTAAATATTCTCTATTTGATAATATATTTATGGCTCATAGATTCAAATGGAATGATGCTATTACCGGACAAGAAATTGAGTATGTACCTAATAAAACTGGAGGTGATGTTAGTGCTGAACTTAATGATTATCTTCAACATTTAAGTCGTTATACAGCTCAGGTTCTTAAAGCTAGTAGTAAACCTTTACCTTCATTCTTAGCTGATGAACATTTTGGTCTTGAAGAAACAACTAAATCTGATATTAATAAACTTACTAATAAAATCATTCAAGAAGCTAAAGGAATTCAAACTAAATTTGATTTAATCAATGATACTATAGAAGATAATCTTGGTCGTAAGAATCCTAAATATGCTCTCTATGTTTCTATAGGTGGAGTTGAATATAGAGTTCTTGATACTCCAAATCCACGTAAGGATGCTGGAATTAGACTTGAAGGATTTGAAGGTCAAATTAATCGTTATGTGCTTACTCCTGCTAATATGAGCAATCCTAATGATGATTATATTCTTATCGCAAAGTCTACAGGAGATTCCTCTCGCGACCAGTCCTTGTCCCCTACTGGGGTCTACGAAGCTCAACAGAGTTCCACTGATGATACTGTTGGCGCATCTCCCGTAGCTTTATCATATCTTTTGGAAAATGGTGTTGGTACAATAGAATCCACAGGTTATTTTTTACATGGTGTTGCTGCTGCATTTACAGCTATTAGTAGTGAAATTGAAAATATTAGAAATAAATATTTAAACGCTATTGATCCTAATCCTGCAAATTTCTCAAAAGATTCAACAGGCGCCAGAAAAGAAATCATGAATGCAATAGAACGTGTTTATGGTTCTAAAGGTATAGATTTATATATGAAATTAGAAGCTAATTCTACTGGATTTATTCCTTCTGAAGGTAGGTCTGTTGAAAGAGAGATAGATGATTTAAATTCTAAATTAGATTCTAATAGTATAAATTCTGCTCCTAGAACTGAAGTTACAGAGACTGTTTCTAGTGCTAATGGTATTACTACTGAATTTCAAAGTGATGCCATTATTGAAAATCAAAATGATACACCTATTGAATTTGTAAAAGCCGCAAATCAGCCTATTATAGACTTTAAAATTGAAGGAGTGGATTTAGAATCCATTAATGAATTTTTAGTGTCTCTATTGAGCCAAAATGAGGCAAATTCAGCCTTATTTGATTCGAATATGTTGAATACTTTATTATTAGTTCCGAAGCTATTAAAACATACTAAAGGTAGTACTAAATATGATAGTGATGCTTTCATTAAAAATCTAATGAATAAATATTTTACTGATGGTAAACTTAATAAACAAGAAAAGTTAATTGTAGATGCGGCTATTAAATTATCTAATGCAGTATATATAAATATCGATGGTAATAATAATACAATTAGATTAAATGATGGTAGTTCAGCTAAAATAGCAGTTGATGCTTTAAATGAATTAAAAAGTCTTTATAGTAAAGATTCTGATTGGGAATTAGATATGAATTCAATTAATACTGCTCTTAATGCTTCTTTTGAATCAGATTTTATATCTAAGATGGCTCAAATTCTTACTAGTGATAGTAATTTAAATTCAGATGCTATTGCTATAAGACTTGATGAAACTCTTCGTAATAAATATGCTTTAATTTCTCAAGATTTAGGGGGTATCTTTATTGATAACTTTAATCTCTTTGGTTCTCTTGTTGCTTTTATTAGTGATAGAAGTGGATTTAGAACTACTAAGATTAATTATTATGATCTCGTTAATGGTATGCGTGAATATCGAGGTGATAATTATAAAAATCTTATTCCTGAGATTATGTCTATTATAAATGTTACTAATTTCCTTAAAACTGAATTTAGTAATAGACGCGATTATTATAATGCTAAATTTAGAGAAACTAAAGATAATCTTTATAAAGAACTTTATAATAATTATAGTTTCTTTTATGATCTTATAGATACTGAAGCTACCGGAGGTTTACCTCTTAATGAATCTCAAGTAATTGATTTTATTAATCGTACTCCTGAGATTATTAGTAAAACTTATCATGAAGGTCTTGATATTACTTTTGATCCTAATGGTGCTCCAGAAGATATTTTAAATAATACTATTACTTCTGATTTAGGTATTTATGAAATACTTTCAGATATTAGTAAAGGTGATGAAGTTTCTGTAGTAAGAACAAATCTTGAAGAAAATCCGAATAAAGCTACATATGATATAGTTATTAATCGAAATGGTAAAGAATATAAATTAGGTTCTATTCCTAAACTAGAAACTATTATAGAAGGTATAGCTTATACTGTTGAAGGTGCAAATGGTCAATATTATCCACGTAAATTTGCATTTACCGATGAAATGGCTAATATATTTGCTGAATATCAAAGAGAGATCTTTAGGTTTATGTTTCATTATGATAGAGCTTTTAAACCTCGTAATAATATATCTGCTAAAGATAGAGAAGATTCTGAACGTAATATGGAGATTATCTTTGATCTATTCAGAAAAGATAGATTTAAGCCTTTGATGAATGCTTTTAAAGAACTTATATATTCTAATCTTACTTCTAAGCAAATTAAAAATATTCTTGATAGTGAAACTCTTACTAGTATAGTTGATTCAGAATATGAAGGTTCTACTGATGGTGAAATAGATATTAATAATGTTGCTCTTTCATTTAATCAAGTATATCAAATATGTCTTGATTTATTTCCTGCATTTAGAATTACTAATTCAAATATGCAAAGTATTATAAATGCTAATGGAATTAAGAAACATTTTAATGATTCTATCAATCGTCATGAAATGATCTTTAAAAATAATCAAGCTATACGTAATGATATTCGTATGACTGGTTCTAATATTTTTAGAATAAGTCATATTAGTTCAGGTAGAGTATTGATTAACGATGAAGCTCGTACAGAAGATAAAGAAGCTAAACAAGGATTACCCATTATGCATCATCGTAATTCTTTAGTTGAATCCATTAAACCTACTAAAGATGTTGTTGATTCTAAAGGTAAACCTAGAGTTCAAATTGTTTATATTGATGAAACAGGTATTGCTAGAGATCCTAAAACTGGAGGTATTATTCAAAATATAAATAAATTTTCTAGTAATCACATTGGTGATATATTTATTGGTAATAGACAAGGAATATCTGTTGTTATTCCTCAAACAGATGAGATTAACACTTTATTTCCTACAAGTCCTAATACTATAATGGGATCTATTACTGATGAAACTGAAGAAGCTCGTATTAATAAATTAAATAAAT